AATCAGCGACCGAGGTACTGAGCAATTCTGACTCAGGATTAACGCTTTGTTGAGTGTGGGCGGAAGTATCACTAACTGCTGTAATTGTTCTGTCGGCATTGACTCTATTACTTGAGTCAGTATCGAGAGGCCTAGGCCCCGAGTGCTCTTTATTCGATGATTCCATAATTTATTCCCTTTCGTAAGATATTTTATTAAGTACAAACCGGATCGGCTAGCAGGCATCATTATAGATGCTTTTGATTTTGTCAACGGTATTTTATGATTTAATTTAGACCATACATCGCCTTGGTAACGGAAATAAATGACAGGAGAAAGACCAGGCATACTAAACGACCAATTAGACTCAAGCTCTAAGCATCGACGACGATTAGACTTTTCAGGAAGCAAGCCAGCATTCGGGTCTAATTTCATTCTATCCGGAAGATTTTTGAAAAAAACTAAAGCATGTATATGTACATGTTCGTGAGATTTACCGGACTCTACAACAGCAACATACTGTAAATGATTCCTGACAGAAGCGATTCGACGTTGCTCTTTAGTTAAAAAGTCAGCACGCATTGAGATATCAGCTAAACGTTTAATATATCGTTGCCATTCCACACCTTCCTTCCATAACCGCGCAGGACTTACTAACTTAGGATCAACAGTTAACGTAATAAAGAACGGATACCAATTGTTAAACTCGTGACACGCTTGACCAATACGCCAAGCCCAGCGATGATGACGCGATTTTTTGGCGCCATCTTTTAAAAAAGTATCTAACTCTGTGTCGGTTTTATTTACCCGATCAAGTATTCCGAGTTTCTTTTTCATTTCTTTAAACGTATCATCGAATGAAAGACCGATTGCCTCATAACATAATGAAGAAGTGAGGGGGTAAATAAGATTTATAGACTCAAGAGTGCCGGAGGATTTAGACATATCGTTATTACATTTAGTAATTTCTTTTTTTAACAGATCACACCAAAGCTGACGCGCAGGCTTAGTGTACTTTGGACTTCTAGAAACAAGAGAAATTGCAGTCCGAAGTTTAGCAAATGACTTTAAGTGGACTGATGGTTTAATCATTTGTAGAGCCAGGTTATACGTCTACGATGAAGCAACCGGCTGAACTTAGCCGGATGCATATAGTATCCCTTTTTCGAGATAGAGAAATAAAGATAAATCATGTCTGGCCGACAATACGGTTTTTCAGAACAATAAACGCGAGTTTTACCGACAGCATACCAGCCGTCACGAAAATCCACCACTTCATAACCTCTTGATTTTGTTATAGTTTTCGCGCTGCGCGCGATTGATTTTATTAGGTAATTTAGTTGTGCCATCGACTAGCTATCGCAGTACAAGCCTTGAGAATGGCACAAGTAAATTTCGCGCTTTTGCGCGATTCTCGCTATTCCTTCGACTTCGTCGAAAGAATAGCCGAGATGTTAACGGGAACCTTGACTATCCCGCTCGGCTTCCTGTTTTTGTCGATAATATTCCGCTTTTCTACCAAAAGCATCATCAGTATATTGCATAGCTTTAATAATTTGTTGTATGTCGGTAATTGGACGAGATAAGTTGGCACTTCGAAGCACATTCTGTGCGCCCATCGTTTCCCTCTGAACAACAGACCCTGAAGAGGTAGCCAGTTTAATAAACATGTCAAGATCAGCGCGAGACTGATTAGGCGCACCTGTCAAGACTTTTTTAATGTCGATCCCCGACTTGACAGCATATACAGAAGCAAGAACATTTTCAGCGGACATTGTAGAAAACAACTTTTCCCAACGTTCACTATGAGTAATACCAGATTGGGTTATTTCTTGTAAAGCTTTAGCTGTCTGAGTAGAAATGTTTGCTGTTTGTGCTTTAGTTAAATCCGCGGTTTGAGCTAAAGAAGCCATCGCAGATTGCTTAGTAGAATCTGCTTGATACCGATGAGCAGAAGCTGCAATTTCAGCGGCCTTTATTTGTGATGACGTTTGAAGACCAACATTCTCAGCAGTAGCACCAGCTTGCAATTGTGAAGATTTAATATGCGCGTCAGCAGCGATGTGCGCTGTTGCTAATTGAGTATCAGATTGCAACTTGTCACGTGCGAGTTGTTGCGCGTTTTGCATTTTAGCAATATCGCGCTCAGCGGTTGAATTAGTTAGAGATTGAGTAGCAGCATTAGTAGCCGTCCCGCCGGCGGCGGGCGACCCGAAAGCTTCTTGCGGCGTGAGACCATATTGTTTAATCATTGTGTTTGCGTTGTTCGTCAAACGCCGGTCAGAAAAATAGCTGTCTAATTGACCACCGAGAAAGGACGAAGCACCCGAAGTCGCAAGGGACATAGCCGAGTTCGTGAGTTGATCTGTAATAAAGCCCATATTATCGCACTGCTGTAATAATTTGTTCAGGAGCAACAGAAAGACGTTGAACATTCAATGAAAAACACGGACGAATGGTTATAGTACCAGCAGTAAAATTACAAAAAAGAAACCCGAACCCGACAGCACTATTTTCAAAACCTAACCCATTATAAAGTATACCGTAAGGCGGAACATAAACAATATCGTCAAATGTCAAATCATTAGTAGCAGTTTTCAAAACGATCATGCGCCGAGACTCATTGCCGGCACTAGCATTGCTAATAGTAGCAGCCGGAACGATGAAACATAAAGCTAAACCAACACCAAGACGATCAATGGGTGTAGAAGAATAATACGAAGCAGAAGCTTTTACCGAGTACGGAGAACCGCCAGTCACATCAGGACCCGTAAGATTTACAGACACGCCGCGAGTAGATATAGTAGCTATAGTCTGGGCATCGAAAAAAGTTGGACTCGCTGAATGACAAGAAAAGGGATAAACAACGCCGTCACTTCTAAAACGCTGTAAATCGGGATGTAAATTATCATCTGTCGCAGTCACTTGTGTATTAGAGGACTGCTTATGGAAAAGAATCAAATCACGATCAAAGTTAACTACTGTCATTTTAAAACTCCTTTAAACCCAGGTGTTTTTTCAGATTTCGAGCCGCGTTTTTGACCAGAGGTCACCGATTGCATAGCATCTTCGATAGAAGATTGAGACAATAAGTCACACTGTAAATCGACACGATAATCACCGAGACTTGAAGATCTAAAAGCATCGACACGTCTACTTGCATAACGTGCCTCGTTTATAGACGAAGGCAAGGTCATTATCGGAAATGAATTTCGAGAGTCAATCTTGCGACCGACACGGTCCCATCCCGACCTCCATTGCCAGCCGGCTGGCATACCGCCAAGGCTGAAGTCAGAAGCTGTTGCTACGTCGAGAACTTCAGAAGCTTGGACATTAACCGGCGGAGACTGGGAAAGCATTTCAGTAGCGCCGACTAGTTCAGCCCAACTAAGAGTATTATTAGCCAGCGGATTGCGGGATTCAGTAATTGGCATAAACCGAATCGCTAAGCAATGAACAAGTAAACAATGCTCTGGTGCTATAACATTAAATTCGTAATTGACGTTAAAGTCATAAAGAGAAGCGAAACTACCTAAGCTTGCGCCATCTGTAGCATTAATCTGACCTGGTTTGACCGCAAGCTGTGCTTCATCTATAAGCAGTGGACATTTATCGACTTCACGAGAAGACTTCCCGCCCCACAGTTCCTTCATCACGTTAAGATAACGGTTATGTGCGATATTCTCGACAGTCTGGGCCGTTAAGAAACGTTTCTGCATAGAAGCCAAGTCCTGGACAGTAAACGAAGCACCAGACGTGACAGTATAGTCAGCAGTATTGGCAGGTTGAGTATTATATAAGCAACGAGTCCAAGCACTCGGTAAATTGATACACTTAAACTCATAAGTGAGCAATTGATCAGGTGTACGAACTGAATCTTCAGGCCATCTATAGTAATTATTGAAAATGTGCGCCACACCTTCAGCATAAAGTGCAGGATATGTACTTGAAAGGTCACCACCAAGACCCCATTCAAGCGCGTTCGCATCAGTGCGATAACTAATAGTTGCAGCAGTAGAAGGACCTTCTTTTATGAGAGTAGCCCAGTTCGGTTCACACCAACGCACTGGGACTAGAAAAGTTGCCAGGTGTGCATTAATCTTAACAGTATCACGCTCGCGTAAAGCTTCGAGAATGACTTTCCCATCAAACGTGCCCTTGATTCGCTCGCCCGGCAGCAACATATCATTACGCAAAACAAGCAGTTTCCCAATTAAGCCGGTATCCATAATCCTGCCACCGCGGTTTATCATTTAACTGCTCCTGTCAGTGACCCAATTGATTTTTGCTGCGTAATATCATCGACTCGATCGTTTGGCTCTATATAACGATCACTGCTATAAGCAATTACAAGTGACATCATTTGCTCGCGTGTTACATTAACAAACTTCTGGTTACCGTCAAGATTAGAAGCGGCAACCGCGTCAAAAGTTTCAGGTGTTAAAGTAGAAGCGACAAGACGATTTGAAGTTGAAACCAACTTTGAAACGAGAGCGGCGACATATTGCGCGGGGAGAGGCTGAGCTGGTAAACCCGCAATAGTAAGAGAGATGTTGATTACTTCCGTCAAAATAGAACGGATTTTTTTTTGCTCTGTAGGTGTCCAAAGCATAAAAGTAGTTAATAATTTCCAGTCTTCGGGATTGATCCCGTAAGTCTTGTGTAAATCGTGATATGACAGAGTAGCGTCAGCTAAAGCAGATGCACCGCGACGAAAAATTTCAAACATATTGCTCATGATATAAAATTCCTAATTGACAAAAAAAAGTTAGAAATACAAGTGTGATAAAGAACATGAAAAATACTAAATTCCCGATAAAACAGATAAAGAACGAGAAAAAGGATAAAAACTCGATAGCGATGCAACTGCTTCGAGATATTTTTTTTCACAATAACCTCGGGGCTCTAGACATTGCACGAGCCATTGATAGGAAAGCGTCAAACTCATCCGCCAGGGCTTGGCCCCCGCTTTGTATGAGTTGATCATTGTCAAGTAAGGTTTGGATTTCAGTTCTAGTAGCTCGTCTAAAGTCATCTTTGTGTAATTTCTTGCATAAATTACTGTTTTGCTCATAGAGCAAATCAGCGACCGAGGTACTGAGCAATTCTGACTCAGGATTAACGCTTTGTTGAGTGTGGGCGGAAGTATCACTAACTGCTGTAATTGTTCTGTCGGCATTGACTCTATTACTTGAGTCAGT